ATAGTAATATTGCTAGTTGTTGTGGTGACTCTGTATTTATAGGGTCTTCTAATACTTCATTTTTTGATTTACCCAATTTGTAATGACCTTTAGCATCTACATAAGGATAATTCTTGAAATCTTTTACTTTTGAACTAGCATATACTTTTGGTTTTTCAAGTGCTTCAACACTTGTTCTCCAAACACTAATTTGCTCACTATACTTAGACAATTCATCATTTAATTCTTTGTCATAATCTTCAAGTATCTTAGTGTATTTAGTTAATAATCTATCACCATAACCTTTATCAAATTTAATGCCATCCAATTCCATTTCTGCAACTGGTATTATTAAAGGCATTTCGACATCTAGAAAGAGTTTTAATGCGTTTTTCTGGTCAAGTTGATATAATATACCTTTTTGATATAAAAACAGTTTATAGGTCATTATAGCATCTGTAGCAGAATATAAAGCAAATATATTAGGGTCTACATACTTATATGGTACTGGGAATAATTCTTCAATATCATATTCTGGATGGTTAGGGTCAACGTGCTCTTTATATTGTCATTTAAGATTTGCTGTTTGCTCATTCTCATCAATTATTCTTGACCCTATCATTGTGTCCCAATCTAAAGGCAATGCTACACCTATTGATAACTTAGTGAATTTATAATCAAATTTACCATTGTGCATTATTGTATATACTTTGTTATCTACAATTCTTTGTAATTGTTCTTTACAATCTTCATCAGTAACTTGATTAGGTAATAATTCATCAGTTAATGGGTCAACGTGCCAAATAGGTACATAAGCAGGTTGTTGACTAGGTGAGTATAAGCATAGACCCAATACCTTACCAGTATATGGGTCTAATGAATTTGTAGTTTCTGTATCGTATGCTCACACACCATCTTTAATTATATTATCAAAGTATTCTTTTAATTGTTCTTTACTTCTAATAACTAAAGTATCTTTAATATGCTCGTGTAGTAGTTTTTTAACATACTCACTAAGTATATTTAGTCTATCTAATAAAGTTAAACTTTTCTTTTTAATAAGTTTTTTAAACTCTTCTTTATCTAAACTTTCTGGGTTATTTATTTTATTTATAATTTCCTCAATCTTAGATTTATCATCGTTTGTAGGAATTACAAATTCTTCTCCCCATAAATTTTGCATAGGAAACCTCCTAATATTTTATTTTAATAATATCTCCTTGTTGGCTTACCACCATCATTTGCTTGTGGTTGTGAAGGTTGTTGTGGTAATGGTTGTGGTTGACCATAAACTTGTTGTTGATTAGGTTGTTCATTGTAAGGATTGCCATCACCCATTGGGAAATTATTTTGTTGTGGTGCTTGATATTGTGGTTGAGCACTATATGTAGGTTGTTGGTATTGTGGGTTATAATATTGTTGAGGTTGTGGTTGATTAGAAGTTTCTACCTTCACTTGTTGATAACCCTCATTTGTTTGTTGTTGTGGCTTTTGTCTTTCTGGCATAACACCTGTATTAACAAATTGAGTTAGTTCCTCAAAATTTCTATCTAAGAATGAGAAATTATTTGGTTTGAAATTAGCAAATGCACTAAAATCACTTGGGTATGCTTGTTCATTATAAATTTGAGGGTTCATTGTAGGCATAATATCATAAGTTGTATTCTTATCACCCTTTGCACCAATTCTCTTAATCTTATAAACGACATTACCACAATCACCAATTCTCTCTGCTAATGTCTTTGCAAAACCTGTAGGTCTATCCCATACACAAGGAACTACCTCGATACCATTTTGACCTTGAACATACACTAACATTTTTACAATAAATCTACCTTTTGCTGCATCACCTTTTGCACATAATGGGCAACTTGATGTAGGTTGATTTGCTTCTCTAATACAATTTACAAATCTAAAATTACCATTGATACTTACTTTATGTAAATCGTATAATTCAAATTCATTTGGTGTAGTGTAAGGAAATCTTACTAATACTACATCACCATCGTTCTTTAAGAAATTAAAGAACTTAATGTTTCCACCTTCAAATTGTTTGTTTTGTTGTCTTTGAGTATAACTTTCATAACTAAATTGTGCCATATTTTTCTCCTTTTCTTTTTCTAATTTTTATTTATTGCACTATAATAACATTTCATAAATTCTTCCTGTGTTAAGTCATTAACATCTCTATTAGGTGGTAGTTGTTCTACCTCTAAAATAACCTAACTTTAAATAATTATCTAATTCTTCTATTTTTATTAATTTATTATCTCTACCATTAGTTATTCAACAAATTAAACCTTTATTCTTGTTTGAATTTGGATTTCCAAGTTGTCAACCTTGACTAAGATAATAATTTAACTCTTCTTCTTTAATATGTTTTACTATATCATTCAAATGTACATATTTACCACCTGAATTTGTTTTACTTATTTTCTTTTTACTTTCATCATTGTGGTGTTTGCCTATAAAAGTACCTTTTTTACCAAAACTTCCTTCACTAATTGCTTTTCTACTTTTATATGAACGACCTAATTTTCATCCATTAGAAATAAAATCTTCAAGTAATGACTCATCTATCAACTTATCTTCATTATCTTTATATATGTGTATTTTACCTAATTTTGCTTCACGAAATTTAATTTTTTGTTCATCAGGTATAATTTTTCCTTTTTGACATTCTCCCATTTTTTTACTTAAAGCCTTAGGTCTACCTCTAATATACCCTAATTTAGAATAATAATCTAAATCTTTTAAATGAATAAATGTATAAGTTGTTTCATCATTTGGGTCATATATGGGAATCATATCTTGTTTAATTCGCTTATTACTTTCCCTTATTTTTTCCTTTGTTTCATCTGAAAGGGTAGTGCCTTTTAAATAATGTGAAGTTAATTCACCTCTTTTAATTAAATGTTCTTCGTATAGCCTTTGATACTCACCTAGACCATCAATAAATTGATTTAGATTTTCCCCTGAAATAGACTCAAACGATGTAATAAATCTTATACTTATAAACATATAATACTTAAATAATTCATCTCTCGCACACAAACACAACAAGTAATGTGCTAACAAATGGTCTTTGTAGTTTAAATTTACTAAATTATAATAAGAGTTGTCTACCTCAACGTTATTTAATTTAAACAAACTTTTAGGTATAACGTGATGGGATTGTGTTTTGAAACTTTGTTTCTTAGTTGTTATATTATCAAATATCAATTTACAATATTTATCTAAGTAAATATTATTTTCAATTTGACTAAAATTTAATAGTTTTGATTTTAAATCTTCTATTTTCAATTATTCACCCTCCCTTAAACCATTATAGTATTGTAACCTTAGCAAATCATAAGAATTTCCAGATTTATTAATTAATTCTACAATGTCATCTTTTGATAAATCATTTAAATCTTTATTTTGAGGCAATTCAAGTATATCAATCATACAACAACTTTGTAATGATTTCTTTAAACTTATTGCACCTTTTCTTCCAGCATCATCACCATCAAAACCAATTATAAAATGTCTAATTCCACTTTTTTTTAATATTTCAATTTGTTTTTTAGTTACATTACATCCAAATGTTGATATAGCACTTAATCCTAGTGAATGACAATATAAAGCATTAATTTGACTTTCACAAATTATAGCATACTTAATACCTCATTTATTAATGAAATTTAATAAGTAAATAGGTTTATCAATATCTTTAGGTAAATGATAATATTTATAATTAACATTTCTACTTGTTAAAAATAATAAGTTGCCATTTTCATCTCACACAGGAAATATAATACATTGACTTTTTGGGTCATATTTAATTTTAAATTTTGATATAACATCACTTGTTAGTTTTCTTTGTGTCATATATGGGTGATAACTTTGAAATGTATCTAATATACTTTCATCTAAATAATTAACCTTTTTGTTAGTGGGTAATTCTATCTTTTGCAAATCTAAATTAACACCATATACTTTTCTACCAAATCTACTTATTAACCATCTTTTACCAAATTCATCGCTTTCATCAAAGCAACCTCCAATTAAGTGATATAATTTACCTTTTTCTTTGCAAGTGAAACAGTTAAATATTCCATACTCTAACTTAGAGTTAGGGTCACTTACAACACCACAAGAGTTTCTTCTTTCGTGACCATCACTATGGAATGGGCAAGTAATAGAAACTCAAGTACCATTATCTATTATACTACTTAATTTACCATTTGTCAATTCCTTTTTACATTGAGTTAATATTTCAATAATTGGTGTGTCTATGATATAACCATCTATAATTAAATCCACTAGAACACATCATCTCCTTCGACATCATATCTATGCTCATATTCATTATTTTCTTCACTATCAACTTCTTCATTTTCAGGTATATATTTCCATACACCTAAATTTAAATCTGTATGATAGGTTAATACCTTATTACGAGCACCAATATCTCTAATTTTAACTATTTGTAATTTAACGATATTCTCATCGTTTTTATCTCTCGAAAGACCTAAGACTAATGTTGAATCTTGACCTATCTTATCTGCATTTGCAATTTGAGTTAAATCAAGTAAATCACTATCTTCATTCTTTTCTCTATTCATTTGAGCAACACATATAATAGGTTTCTTTTCTAGGTCTTGTAATAACTTCATACTTGTAGATATATTATAGGCTTTTTCTTGATTATTTCTTCCACCTTTTTCATCTTTTAATAATGAATGTTGGTCAACAAATAATATATCTAATTCTGATTTTTCCATAAATGCTCTTAGTGTAGATACACTAGCATAGTCACCTATCATTTTAGGTGTCAATACAAATATAGAACCTTTAATGTCACCTAGACTATCAATATAATTTTTATATTGAACTTTAATATCTTCATTACCTTTCATTAATTGTGCATTAGGTATACCACCAAATAATGTATCTACTCTATAACCTACTTTATTTACTGACATTTCACCTGAATAAATACCTACTCTTAAACCTTGCTTAGCACTTGCTACTGCAAAGAATAACATAAGCCAAGTTTTACCAATACCACTTCTTGCAATGATTGTACATAGTTCTTCATTTCTATCTCAACCACCAATTATCTTATCTAATTCTGGTAAACCTGTTTTAATATAGAATTTATTAAAGTCTTTTGTTTTTTCAATATATTCATTGTATCTAGATGTATCTTTTAATATATCTATAGGTTCAAGTGCTTTATTTTGTAGTATTTTGTCACTTGCTTTCTTAAAAGTAATCATTGCATCATCGACATTACCACTCATCATTTGCTCTCTAATTTTATTAAAGGCATATGCTAAATCTCTAGTGTTCTTATCTTTAAATAATTCATCTAGTAAGTAAGGTGTACTTTCATTGACCTCTATTACTTTAAATGTTGTAAACTTAGATAGAAATGTAGATAAATCTGGTATATTGTGATATACATCATAATGATTTTTAATAAATTCAAATTCTTGTCTAAAATCACTAAAATAAGAACTATCTAAATTATTCTTAGAAATAATACTAAAATCTTTTTCTTTAAGAATTTTATTTAATACTTGTAATTGAACCATTATTTAATACCTCGCTTATCTTTACCTTGTAACTCTATTACAACATCTGAGTAATTTTGTATTCTTGAATAAAGTCTATCACCTAATGCTTTATTCAATTCAACACCACTTAAATTTGAGGTAAACATATTTGATTTACCATTATTAATTCTAGTATCAATTATAGATAATAAGTGAGATAATTCAAATTCTGTTCCTAACTTTGTAGCAATATCATCCCAAATAACTAAATCACAATCTAATACATTTTCATTAATGTGTTCTACATATTCACTTTTCTCACTAATGTTTGATTTCAATTCTAGTAGAAATCTAGGAACACTGATAAATAGCACCTTACATTTTAATTCACTTTTTAACCATATCTTATTGAAATATGCTTCAACCATTCTAAGTGTTCACAATGTTTTTCCATTTCCAGTTATTGGTGAATATAAAAATAAACTTTTACCACTTTTAATAAAATCTACTATATTGTTCTCAATCTCTTTCAACTTAGTAAATGCTTCTTCATCTCT